CCATTGTTATTAGAAGCTAAAATAGGAAAGAATTGGCTTGACACAGTGGACGTATAGAGTATAACTAAACATCTTTAACTTTGAAAGGAAGTAAGTAAAATGAATACAGAACTAGCGATAGCAAATGATTTAGGTATGTCACTTGCAGAGGCAGTAGGTGTAAATCCTAACAGTGGTGATGGTGAGAGAAAGACACCTGCTTTACCTAGAGTAAACCTGATGCACACAGGTATCATGGGTGAGATTGATGTTAATGGTAAGCCCATTACAACTGAGGTTGTACCATCAGGATCATTCAAGATTACAAGAGGCGAGGACGATGTTGTTTATGCATCTAAACCTGTTGTACGTATCTTTGCAATCAGACAGCAATGGTCTAAGTGGGACGCCAAGGATGAGGTAATGATGAAAACTATCATGTCTAATGATCTTAAAGGTGACCTCAAAGATAATATGGGTACGTTTAATTTAGGTAGACCATCAGGTTATATCGAAGATTGGGATAGCTTACCAGACAAAACAAAAGATCTCATACGTAGCATTAAGCGTAAGAAGATTCTCTTTGGTGAGTTGAGTGCAGCAGGTGTTACTGACGAAGCAGGTAATCCAGTTGAGCCTATTACTGATATGCCTTTTTACTTTGAAGTACCACCTTCAAGCATCAAGTCTTTGGATGCAGCAGTGAATGCATTGTCACGTAAAAACGTATTACCTATTCAGTGTATGATTACATTAGGTTCAGACTTAGTTAATTCTAATACAGGTAATACCTTTGCTGTTATGACTTTAGAATCAGGTGATAAGGTTGACTTAAAGCATGAAGATCAAGAGACACTACACAACTTCTTGGACTACATCACTACTCAAAACTCTTACATTCTACAACAGTGGAGTGAAAAGAATCAAAAGAATATCTCTGATGATGATGCTGCAATAGTAGCAGAGTTTGTTAACGTAGAAGAGGCAGAAGAATAATGAACCACCCTGCTGAACTAGCTGTCTTTGAGTACCTTGGTAAAGCTATCAAGGGTGAAACAGATATGGCTGAAGACATACGTAAGCAAGTTGCTTCTGATGTTGAAGCTGCACTGAAGAAGCAGTTCGGTGGCAAGCCTCGTGATGAGTTTAGATTAAGGATGTCCAACATTGGGCGTCCTACTTGTCAGCTATGGTTTGAGAAGAATGACCCTAAAGATAAGACACCACTACCACCGCACTTCTTGATTAACATGATCATAGGTGACATTGTGGAAGCAGTGTTCAAGGGTCTTCTCCGTGCTGCTGAAGTAGACTTCAAAGATAATGACAATGTAACTCTTAAACTAAAGGATGGCACAGAAGTAAAGGGTGAGTACGACATGGTGCTTGATGGTAAGGTAGACGATGTTAAGTCAGCCTCACCCTGGTCATACAAAAATAAGTTTAACAGCTTAGAGACTTTAGCTAAGAGTGACAGCTTTGGATACGTGTCTCAACTAGTAGGTTATGCTGAAGCTGCAGGTGTAGATGTCGGTGGTTGGTGGGTAGTCAACAAAGCCAATGGTGAGTTTAAATACGTTGATGCAAACGATGTAGACAAAGGTGCAGTAATGGAAAGCATCGAAGATACAGTAGAGTACATCAATGAAGACAAACCTTTTGAGCGTTGTTTTGAAGCTGTACCTGAGACACACTTCCGTAAACCTACAGGTAATCTAAAGCTAGGGTCTGAATGTAGCTTCTGTTCATTTAAACATAAGTGTTGGTCTAGTATACAAACACGTACTGCTGTAATGTCTAAAGCTCAGAACCCACCTATGGTAGACTATGTTCTATTGAGTCCTGAGTATGCGGCATAACAAAGCTAGGTATCGCAGCGGCTTAGAAAAAGAGGTTGCTGCGTACTTACGTAAGAAACAAAAGAAAGTTAGATATGAAGTATTGAAGGTAGAGTGGGAAGACCTACGTTATCGCACCTACACACCAGACTTTGTATTGGACAATGGTATTATCATAGAAACTAAAGGTATCTTTGATAGCGCAGATAGACGTAAACATCGTGAGATACAGAGGCAACATCCTGAGTTAGACATACGATTTGTATTTAGTAATTCAAACTCAAAACTATACAAGGGTGCTAAGTCTAGGTATTGCAACTGGTGTGACAAGTATAAGTTTCAATGGGCGCATCGTGTTATACCTGAAGAGTGGTTAAAAGAAAAAGGTAAAGAGATTACAGTTAAGCGAATAGAATTAAAAACAAAAAGGAAAGACTGATGGGACATGACTTAGACGATGACGAGATAGCAATAGTTATAAGTCCAGTAAATTATAAAGACACTAATAAATGGGAGGGTGAAACAAATGTGTCCATAGCTATATCGCCTGAACACAATTTACCTGATCCTATAATTAATGGCATTGTTGATGTAGCCACTATGATGTCAGCCTTTTTAGATATGGCACACGAGCAACCATACCTATATGCTCAAGTAAAAGAACACAGGGATTATCTAATAGCTATGGATGAAGAAGATGAAAAAGCTGTTGTAACAAAAGAAGGAAATGTATATAGACTTAACAAGTGGACAAAAACGAAGGGAAACGCATAATGCTATCAGATTCTGATCTAACTATTACACTAACTGGTGATACAACACTAGACCATGATCAAGTAAATAATCCAGTACACTACAATCATAGTGGCATAGAATGTATTGAAGCAATAGAAGCAATGACAGAGAATATGTCAGGCGCTACAGCACCTCACGCTGCTAATGTATTAAAGTATTTATGGAGGCACGAATATAAGAATGGATTAGAAGATATAGATAAAGCTATCTGGTATCTCAATAGACTTAAAGATCGCTACAAGGAGATACATAAATGATAACGCCAGATGATATAGACGCTTGGAAAGATATGTATGAAATGACATTTGAAGAGTATCAGATTGAAGCAGAGAAGACTGCTATATATCCTAAAGAGCATGAGATAGTTTACCCTGCGTTGGGACTCGCAGGTGAAGCAGGTGAAGTAGCCAACAAAGTAAAGAAGATGTTAAGGGATGGGACGTTTAACAAAGATGATGTAGCAGCAGAGATAGGTGATTGTCTGTGGTACATTGCAGCTTTATGTCGTGACTTAAACTTTGATATGACAGACCTTGCCCAACGCAACTTAAATAAACTTAATAGTCGTATGGAACGAGGAACCATTCAAGGCAGTGGCGATAAGAGATGAAGTTTAATATTAAACTAACAATAGAAATAGACGAGGAAGAGCGAATACTACCGATAGTAGCAGAGATGCACGAGGAGGCAGTTACTGAGTTATTCCAAAATATTATTTATGATATTGATGGTGCAGTAATTAGAAAGATAGAGGTGAAAAAACATGAATAACTACTTACCAACCGACTACCAAAGCTTTATACACAAGTCACGGTACGCTAAATACATTGATGGAAAGGGTAGAGAATCTTGGCCTGAAACAGTTAGCCGTTACATAGGTAACGTAGTAGGTGACAAGGTAGATAAAGAAACATCTACTGAGATAGAGCAAGCTATCCTATCGTTAGACATCATGCCTAGCATGAGAGCCATGATGACAGCAGGACCAGCTTTGGATAGAGACAACACTGCAGGATATAATTGTAGCTACTTACCTGTAGATGATCCAAAGTCCTTTGATGAGGCTATGTACATCCTGCTCTGTGGAACTGGTGTCGGCTTCAGTGTTGAGAGGCAGTTCATTAGCAAGCTTCCCGAAGTGCCTGAACTGTTCGATAGTGATACTACCATTGTGGTAAAGGACAGCAAGGAGGGCTGGGCTAAGGCGTTCAGACAATTGTTGGCACTCTTATGGGCAGGTGAGATTCCTAAGTGGGATGTTAGCAGAGTACGCCCTGCAGGTTCAAGGTTAAAAACATTTGGTGGTAGAGCCAGTGGACCTGCACCCCTTGTTGAGCTATTTAACTTTGCAGTAAAGACATTTAAGGATGCTCAAGGGCGTAGGCTATCTAGCTTAGAATGCCATGACCTAATGTGTTTCATTGGTCAGATAGTTGTAGTAGGTGGTGTTAGACGTAGTGCTATGATTAGTTTGTCTAATCTCAGTGATGATAGGATGCGTCATGCTAAGTCAGGACAGTGGTGGAACGAAGCTGCACACAGAGCTTTAGCTAATAACAGTGTGTCATACACAGAGAAACCAGATTCGGAAACATTTATGCGTGAGTGGTTATCTTTAGTAGAAAGTAAGTCAGGAGAACGTGGTGTATTCAATCGTCAAGCAAGTAAGAATCAAGCTGCTAAGTATGAAAGGCGTGATCCTGACCATGAGTTTGGAACTAATCCTTGCTCTGAAATTATTCTTAGACCATATCAGTTTTGTAATCTTACTGAAGTGGTGGTTAGGGCTACGGATAACGTGGATGATCTGGAAAGAAAAGTTAAACTGGCTACTATTCTTGGTACGATTCAATCAACGTACACCAAGTTTCCATACTTGCGGAAGGTGTGGACAACGAATACGGAAGAGGAGCGTCTGTTGGGTGTGTCACTCACAGGGATAATGGACAATCCTCTTATGACATCAGCAAACAAAGGATTGGAGAAGACTCTTGAACATTTACGAGAAACTGCTGTTCGTACTAATAGTGACTGTGCTAACCGCCTTGGCATTGCACCAAGTGCAGCAATTACCTGCGTCAAACCTAGCGG